GCCATGCTCTTCCACCTTCGTTTCGGGCGGCATCACAACCGTATCCGCCTCTACAGGCGCCGCGTCCTTGTTGGGCTTCGTAAGCCGCACGGCTTTGCCGGCGGCTACGGCCCTGTCAGCACACTCGGCCGTGACGTTCTGCGTCATGCCGGACTTATAAGCGATCGTGAAGGAGGGTTTGCGGTAATCAAAATCGCCAGTGAACCGTACCCACATTACAAGTACCACCATTCCGCCAATTGCATCACAATTGGAATATTAAACAGGTGCGAATACACCTGCCGCCCGTTCACGACGCGCTTACGAAATACCGCAACCGGAAGACGCCCCAGCCACGCAAACTCGATCACAGACTTACGCCGGGTGCCTGAATAGCTAGATTAAGAACAGACGCACTCGCGGCCATGCCAAGCAGCGCCGGATAGTCGCCGGTAGTCAAATCCGCAACGGCGCAAATGCCGCCCGCATTAGCGGCCGAAAGGTAATAGGCGACGCCAGGCGTCAGCGTCCCGCCGATCGTAATCGGGCCGCTCTTCTGGAACGAAATCGGCTGTCCGGCACTAGCGGCATTCAGCGCAATACCAACAGGCGTGCGCGCCTCAGCCGTAGCGGCGTTGCTGTCGGCAAGTTTATAAGTGCCGCTAGCCGCTTCCTTGTAGAGTGCCTGCCCCTGCGTAATGGTTGCGCCTGCAGTGCCGCTATAAACAACAGCTCCGTCGCCCGGCACGACGTTCGCCGCCGTAATCACAATATCCGTCATGATTTTTCCTATTTGCGCTAAAACCGGCGATAATTCGCCAAGAGACTATCAACGTGCGTCCAGCCGGCAAGCCACGTAGCGCCAGGAGGCACTGTGCGCCCCTCGTTATTCAGCAAGCCATTCTCGCGGTTGTCGTAATCCGTCGTGATCAAAAGCAGCATTGCCTGCGCAACCGCTGGAGGCGCCGCATCGTATCCGACAACTGCCGTGACAGTAATGCGCGAACCCGGTTGAGGCGATGGCCACACCTGCGCATATTGCAGGTTTATAGACGCCTCCAAGCCGTCATTGCGCAACTCGTATACGCTTGTCGGAAGCGTCGTAATAGTACCATCGACAGCGATATAAGTAATCGATGTCACAGACTGCACGGGCGCTTCCGGCAACTTCGCAAAATCAGCGAAGCCGTCGCACTTCATCACGAGCGTTTGCGTTGCAAACCGCGTACCGCAATATTTCTCGACATAATCGCGAGCCGCAGGGATAAGGACGCCTGTCAGAAAGTCATCGTCATCCGTAAAGTCATAAACCCGCAGTTGCTTCCTTACGTCGTCCAGCGTTACCGGCTCTGCGCCAGGCGCTACCGTCACCGTCGATGGATACCACATCAGGCTATCCTTTGGCGTTCTTTCGTCTCGCGCGGCGCTCAAATACAGGCACCGAAACCGCCCGCTCAATCTCTTTATCCGCGACCGGGATCGCGTAACCTGCCTCGATAAGCCTGACGGCTTCATCGCTCGGGAAGTCTCGGCGGTCTCCGGGTCCGAGTGAATACTCGCAACCCGACAGACCAACCGTTAGTTCAACGATCATCAGCCGGCGCTAATCGTGAGCACGTCGCTATTCGACCACAGCGCGCCGGCAACGGCCGGATCGGCTGTCGGCAGGCCAGTGGCAATGAGGTTGCCCGCAGCGTCCGCAGTCAACGTCACACCTCCAATAATAATCTTGCCGCCAGCTTTGACGTAAATGCTGTCGCCGCCGTCGCCTTCGTAAACCTTGGTGACATAGGTATTGTCAGCCATATTTGTCTCCTTCTAAAAAGAAGGGTGGCCCGAAGGCCACCCAAGGCGAATTAGGCGTGCATTGTCATGACTTTGACGGCCGCCGTGTCGGCGAGTTCACCGTCGAAATAAATAAGGCCCGCGATGCCCAAATCCGGCCAGAAGCGTTCACGCAGAACACCGATAAGCGGCGTGCCGACCTTGCGAACAAAATACTTGTTCAGGTCGCCAAACAGAATGACCTTCTTGCCGGCCGCAATGCTGTCCATCGCCTGGTTGACGGAATAGTTGTAACCGATAATGGAAGCCGGAACGCCTTCCTGCACGTTACCCATGGTCCAGATATAACGACCATCGCCGTCCTTCAATTTGCGAAGCGCAGCGAGCGTGGTGTCATTGAACATGAACCGCACCTTCGGCGACTGGCGGTAAGCCGGGTCAACCGAATGCACAAGGTCGATAACTTCGTCATAGGTGAACGCCGTCGCAGAAACCGTGGTGTTGCCTGCGCCGGCCGCCGTGACAATGCCGTGCGGGGCGGAAGTGCCAGAACCAGTCGTAAGCTGCGTATTGGCCAAACGCCCAAGGCGCTCACCAAGCAGGTTGCCGATCAGTGACTCCATGTTGAAAATGGAATCGCGCGCCAGTTCGAGCGAGAACTTCACGAATTCGGTATCGAAGCCATAGGATTCCAGCGACTTCTGACCGAAGGTGACATCCTTGCTGCCGTCATCGGTAAGTGCCGTGCCTTCCGTGTGCGCGCCAGCAGTCGATGCCGTATCGTCAACGGTCGGAATGTTGATCACGGCGCCCGTCGAAGTCGTGATTTCATTCGTGATGCCGGGGTCATACATCGGTCCCCAAGCCTTCATCGACTTGACAATCTGATTGGCAAGCTCAACCGGCACGGTGTAACCGCCAGCCGTGTTGGTGCCGACCGTCTGTGCGCGCTTTTCGGGATCCTTGTCCTTGAAGCCCTCGCGCAGAATCTGACGCTCGGCATGGTCAAGCTCGCCGAGGTCCGCGCCAGCCGCGAGATATTTATAGAACACGCTGCGATAGGTCGGGCGACCGTCTTCTACGTTGCCGCGCACTTCGCCATTGCCGCCATCAGGGCGCTTCGCGCGCCGCTCAGATTCGGCCGCCTCGGCAATACGTTTCTCAGCATCCGCAAGACGCTGCTCGCGCTCAATAGACTTTTCGATCTTGTCGAACTCGGCCATAATGTCATCATGGCGCTTGTCGAGTTCGGCAGAGCGAGCCTCGTCAGTGTTCTTCGTAATTTCGTCAAGCGCCTCGCGAGCCTGCGTAAGCAGTTCGCCGCGCTTCTCCTGAAGTTCGGTAAGGGACATTCGTCCACCTTTCTATGAAAGTGCCGCATTCGCGCACATGCGCGCCCTAACGGTCACTGGTTGAAATCGGCAGGATTGCCTGCCCACCGCTTGCGCGGGTGCTACGCGGCGTCCTGCCGATCGCCATCAGGCGATAGGATGCCCCGAATCTGCTGTTCCATGCGCGCCTTACGCACCGCTATACGGCGCTTGGCGGCAAGATCGTTTTCTTTCTTGCGGCGCTCTGCTTCTGCTTCGTTCTCGCCTGCCGTGCGCGCCCTCTCCAAGGAGCGAAGGGCTATCGATGTGTTGTCGTAGGCCGGAAAAGCAACTGCGCTCACTTCAAAAAGCTCAATCGCGCGAATGGTGCGCGATGGAATATCACCGCTATCATCCCACTCGTCCTTGAGCACCCTAAACCCGAACGACATGCCGGAAATATCGCCACGCTCAAGCTGCACAGCTAGGTCACGCCCATCAGAAGTGTCCGGCAGATCTATTTCGACGGCAAGACCCTTTGTATCTACCGATAGCCGAAGCGTTCCAGCCTTTGTGCGGCCGATGACGCGCCCGGTGTCGTGATCGACAAGCGCTCTGACGTCGGCCCCAAGCTGGCCATCGAACGCGCCGGGCGCAATCGTTTCATAAAACATCCCACCAATATCGGCGCGTGTATTAAACAGCGCCGCATACCCGCGAGCCGTCTTGCCATTGTCGCCGCTTTCAATAGTCGGCGCGTTCATTACGGCGCGAGTCTCGTACCTCGCGCCGACCTTTTCAACGTCTGTCATGCGGCCTGTTTCCCGCTCTCTAAATTGCTGTTGTCCGCAGCCGGTTCATTTTCCTGCTGACCATATGTTTGCGTTCCAAGCGGCGCTGTAGCGCCTTGGATATACAATTTGTCGCCATTCGGCTGTTTCGGAAGGTTTTCCTTCTCTCTAGCCTCATCTGGCGTATAAATCGCCGTTTGAACGCCTTTCGAAAGCGCCGTCATGCGGCTCAAAAGATCACCGCGGAGCAAGCCGTCAAGATCGTGCCTTACATAACGACTATTATTGCCGCGGCCGAAGATTTTCAGGTTTAATTCGCCCTCAAGTGCGCTAGACCATTGCGAAATCAGGTGTTTGACGAAGAACAAATCTTGCTGTTCGGTGTTGCTAAAGGTGCCGTTCGTCAGATCCTGCAAAAACACAGGCGGCATTTGGTAAACGCGCGCGATTTCCTCAATCTGAAACCGTCTTGCGTCCGTCATCTGGCCTTTTTCTGGGTCAAAACCCACAGGCTTCAAATCGTGACCAGGCGGCAAACCGAAAATCGGCTTATCGCTCGACTTTGCGGCGTCGATCGCGCGGAAAATCTCGTTCGTTGCGCGTTTCATGGCTTCACCGCCCTGAGGAAGGGGGCCAGTCATGGCAAGCGGTGGGACACCACCACCAGCAAAGAAGTTCGAGCCATATTCGTTCATCGCCAAGGCAAGCTGGATGGCCTTGGCGCCCATTATGATCGGGCTATAATGGTATAGGCCGCAATGACGAAGCGCGAACGGGATATCTATCACATCTTCTGACGGATACTCCTTATAGGTTTCCGTCTCGATATCATTAAACTGATAGACAACCTTGCCGAATGTGCGCTTGATTACGGTGCGCGTTGGGTCCATAGGCCACAAGGCCTCTACGCCCTGCGGCGTGCGATCAATCCACGCCAACCCGCGACCGTGCGTAAACACCTGCTGCCAGAAATATTGGCGAAACTTGAAGGTGTCCTGATAATCGTTCGGCGCAAACCCGACGACGGTCTCAATCTTGCCGCTCAGCTTTTTCGGGCCGCCGTCCGTCTTGCGGAACGCGTGTAGCGGCACCGTCGCAAGAGTGCGCGACAGGAACATAACAGCTGCCCATACGGCGGGCACTTGC